CGTCTTCGCGAGGGCTACGAGCTGGTACGAGCCGATGAATACCCTGACTTTCACTCATCCAGTCCTGAAGACGGTCGGCATGCTGGCGTGATCAGCGTCGGTGCCCTTCTTCTGGCACGTATCCCCGAAGAGACGGTTGAGGAACGAAACGCGTACTACCAACAGCGAGCGGGAGATCAGCTTCAAGCTGCGGACAATGAGCTGATGAAGGCCAATGCGCATTCGAGCATGGTCATCGAACGCCCAACCCGCAGATCTCGAGTCTCATTTGGCGGGTCGAAAGACCAGTAACCCCTTTGAAGGAACCATCAAATGGCTAATGTTGACAAGCCCTTTGGTCTGCGTGCCCTCGGCAATCTGTCCGCCACTGGCGGCCAAAAGCAGTACGGATACGAGATTGCCGATAACCAGTCCGGGGCGATTTACCAAGGCGACTTGGTCACCGTTTATGACGGTTACCTCGTCAAGTTTGCACCTGCAACCCATACCGCTGCGGTGGGTGTGTTTAACGGCTGCAATTACATTGACCCAACCACTGGCAAGCCGACTTGGAAGAATTTTTATCCAGGTTCGATCAACATCACGCAAGGCAAGATCATCGCCGACGTGATTGATGATCCCAACCAGTTGTTCATCATCCAAGTAGATGAGTCGGTTGCTCAGACTCAAGTGGGGATGAACGCTGACGTTGTGGGTACCGGCGGTAGCACGACCACGGGCGTTTCGACGATGGAACTGGATTCGTCCACCATTGACAAAACGGCCGCATTGAACCTGAAGATTGTTGGCCTGTGGGATGTTCCAGGCAACACTTTTGGCACCAATGCTGTGGTTGTGGTGAAGATTAACGAGCACCTGTACGGTAGTGCTGGTGTTGCCGGTCAAGGAGCTTAATCATGGCAATTTCACGTGCACAACTGGTGAAAGAGCTTGAGCCCGGTCTCAATGCTCTGTTCGGCTTGGAGTACAAAAACTACGAGCAGGAACACACCGAAATTTATGCAATCGAGACCTCTGACCGCGCGTTCGAGGAAGAGGTGATGGAATCGGGCTTCGGCGAGGCTCCGGTCAAGACCGAAGGTGCTGGCGTTGCATACGACCAAGCGCAAGAAGTCTACACCGCTCGCTACACGCACGAGACCATCGCGCTGGCGTTCTCGCTGACCGAAGAAGCCGTGGAGGACAACCTCTACGATCGTCTGTCTGCGCGTTACACCAAGGCGCTGGCCCGTTCGATGTCGCAGACCAAGCAGATCAAGGCGGCGGCCGTGCTCAATGGCGCGTTCGACACCTCGATCGGCGGTGACGGCAAGCCTCTTTGTGCTCTGGATCACCCGACCCTGGGCGGCCCGGACCTGAAGAACGAGCTGACCGTTCCGGCTGACCTGTCTGAGACCTCCCTTGAGCAGGCGCTGATCGACATCGCCGCGTTCACGGACGAGCGTGGCCTGAAGATCGCTGTTCAGGGCCTAAAGCTCATCATTCCGAAAGAGCTGATGTTTACTGCCGACCGCATCATGAAGTCCACGCTTCGTGTTGGCACGGCTGACAACGACATCAACGCGGTTCGGAACATGGGCATGGTTCCGCAGGGCTACACTGTGAACCACTTCCTGACCGACCCCGACGCATGGTTCATCAAGACCGATGCGCCGAACGGCATGAAGATGTTCTCGCGCGTGGCGATCAAGACCGGTTTCGAAGGCGACTTCGACACTGGCAACGTCCGCTACAAGGCTCGCGAGCGCTACAGCTTCGGCTTTAGCGATCCGCGCGGCTTGTTTGGATCGCCTGGGGCCTGATGGCCTAGAAAAGGGGGCTTCGGCCCCCTTTTTCTTTCCCTCAACATCGAGTATATTGAGGGCATTCCGGGGTCATTCTCGGTGCGTCTGACAGTCCCGGCTGACGACATGCAGACAGGCGCACTATCACTCGCATGTGAGGAAAGTTATGGCTGCTACCCACTACTCCGGCCCGCTCCAGTACTCTGGAAAAGGCGCAACCGGTGCCTGGGGCACCGATCTCACCACCGCTGTTGACACTGACGTCGTCACGTACATGGACGACTTCACGGCTGTTGCGCTGGATTCGACCAATGACTGGACCGTGGTCAAAGACTCTGGAGCCTCGGCCGGCATTGGCGCGGATATTGTCAACGGTGTTCTCGAGCTGACCTCTGCCGCTACGACCGACAACGACGGCGCGTCGGTGCAGGGCAATGAGATCTTCAAAGCGCAAGCGGACAAGTCGCTTTGGTTTGAGACCAAAATCAAGTGCAACGACGCTGATCAGACCGACATTTGCGTGGGCCTGACGGTAAACTTTGCGACCAACCCCGAGAACATGCTGACCGCTGCCGATCGGATCTGCTTCCAGATCGACGACGGCAATGCATCGATCCTGTGCAAGACCGAGTCGGGCGGCACCGAAACCTCCACGGACTCGGGTATTGACCTCGTTGACAACACGTATGTGACGCTAGGCATTCGGGTCGTGGGCACGGGCCAAGTGTTCTTCTACATCGACCGCACCCAGGTTGCTTATCACAGCACTAACATTCCGACGACCGAGCTGGCGCTTGCCGCCATGTCGCTGTCGGGCAGTGCCACGGGGACTCGGACGACCACTGTTGACTACATCTTCGCAGCGGCCACCCGTTAATAGGAGGCCGTCATGAGCTTCAGCAACATTCAGTCGGTACGGAAGACTGCTGCTGCGGCAGCGGTCTCTGGCCGCACGCGTTTGCTGGGGGTCTACTTCACGCACACGGCTACCTCTGCCACGATTACTCTCAAGGACGGGAGCACGAGTGGTGGTACGGCCAAGTTGACGTTGTCGTCGCCCGCAGCAATTGGCTCGCAGGATCTCATCATCCCCGACATGGGGATCTTATTTGAGAACGGGATCTATATTGACCTGAGCTCGGCCGAGATCACCAGTGTGACGCTGCTTTTTGAGGGCGGGGCTGCTGCGTAATGGCTACCAAAAAGGGCATGGGCATCAAAACTTCGGTGAAGTCGGGCAATTTCCGACCCACCAAGCAAGGTGCTGGCATGACCAAAAAGGGGGTGACCGCTTACCGGCGTGCCAACCCTGGTAGCAAGCTGCAAACGGCAGTGACTGAAAAGGACCCGTCGCCCGCTCGTTCTAAACGACGGGCGTCGTTTTGCGCGCGATCGGCGGGCCAGATGAAGATGTTTCCAGAGGCAGCCAAGGATCCAAACAGTCGAATTCGACAGGCGCGCAGGCGATGGAGGTGCTAACCTGTGGAAATGATGGTCTGGAACGTGGTTTTGACTGCGGTGGTAGGTGTCATGGGGTTTTTGTTGAAGAGTAAGGTGGATGAATTGGCGCGTTTAGGCATCCTTCTCAACAAAACCCGCGAGGAAGTGGCGCGCGACCATGTCACGCGTAAGGAGGTTGACGAGCGAATCGATCGTTTTGTCAGCCACGTTGATCAACGGTTTAACCGTCTGGAAGCAAAACTGGACGAAATCCGAAAGGCAGGGTAATCCGATGATGGGCAAGATGAAGATGGTCAAAAAAGGAGGCAAAATGGTGCCTTCTTTCGCGGCCGATGGCGTGGGCAAGATGAAAAAGGGCGGCATGGCGGACAAGATGGGCCGTGCCATGAAAACCAAGACCGCTGACGCGCGCGGTCGGGCAATGAAAAAGGGGAAATAATCATGGCCGGACGTGGAATGGGTTGCGCGACGCGTGGCGGTGGTGCCGTGGAGAGCGGTCCAGCCAACAAGATGGTCTCTGAGACCAGCAAAAAGACGGGTCCTGTGATGATGTCCAAGGGCGGCGCGATCAATCAGCACAAGCGCATGGCCATGGGCAAAAAGGTCAAGGGCTACATGGGCGGTGGGATGGTCAAGGGCTATCGCAAAGGCGGGATGTGCTCCTAAATGGCCACCTCGGGCACCACTGACTTCAACCTGTCGATTGACGACCTTGTTGAGGAGGCGTTTGAGCGTTGTGGCATGCGGCCGCAGAGCGGATATCAGCTCAACACCGCACGCCGCTCGCTCAATCTGCTTTTCTTGGACTGGGCCAATCGTGGTTTGAACCTTTGGACCATCGAGCAGGCGACATACGCGTTGACGCAAGGCGTCAATGAGATCACGTTGCCGACCGACACGGTGAACGTGTTGGAGGCGATCATCCGCCAAAACAGCCAAGGCACTAACACTGACGTCTACATTGAACGCATCAGTCGCGAGGACTGGCTGAACGTCCCGAACAAGACCTCAGAGGCGCGGCCGGCGCAGTTTTATGTGCAGCGGACCAACACACCGAAGGTTTTTTTCTACCCTGCGGCCGATCAGAACTACACCTTTGTCTACTATCGCATCCGCCGCATCCAAGATGCGGGCGACTACACCAACACGGCGGACGTAAACTTTAGGTTCTTGCCGTGCTTGGCGTCGGGCCTTGCCTACTACCTGTCGCTCAAGTTTGCTCCTGATCGGTCAGCGGCGCTCAAGGCGATTTACGAAGAGGACTTTCAGCGAGCCGCTTTGGAAGATCGGGACACTGCCAGCGTGCAGTTTGTGCCCGATCTAGGGGTGTGAAGTGGCGTATGCAACTGGCAAATACGCGCTTGCGCTCTGCGACTTCTGCGGACAGCGGTATCCGTACAATGTCTTGCGCAAGAACTGGGAAGGCTACATGGTCTGCCCAGACGACTATGAGCCTAAAGAGCCGCAGCTCGAGCCGTTGCGCTATCGAGGTGATGCGATTGCGCTACGCGATCCGAGGCCTGATCGGATCGAACCGGTCTCTGTTTTTGTTGGGGCTCCCGGCTTCACCGCTTTTCAGAGCTATGGTAGTGCGCGAGGCACCAACGACATGCGGCCTTATGTACAGGGCCAAGCGCTCATTGCCTTGGGTTCCGTCGGGTCTGTCACAGTGAGCACGTCATGACCTACGATGAGCTTGTCACCAACATCCGGAATT